TCGTAGCCGGGAATGGCCATGCCATCAATCTCGATGAACTCGGCCTTACCGTTCTTACCGAGGACAATCGTCGCCATCGTCTGGAACGCTTCGCCTTCCTTCAAATTCTCGGGAATCTCAACGCCTTCGGGGAGAGTAAAACTCGGCATACGGGGAGCATCAGATTATGGGGTGCGATGTCAAGGCATTACCGACTGTGGAACCTTGTCGCTCTTAATGAGATTCTCCAACGCTTCCAACGGCTGGAGATTGGTCCAATGACTCAAGCCTTTTACCTCATCAGAAGTACGACCGCTGGCCAACGGTATGCGATGATCAACATGCCAGTGCGAGCCGTAATTATCCCAAGTCATTCCGGGCTTAAACTGCCTTTCCAAATGCTCACGCAGGAAATCGGGAGTGCAGCCGACAATCTCGAAGGTAGATCCACGACGAGTCTTCTTGCTTCCGAGATATGCACGGATCGAGCCGCGAATCGCATCCTTCAGTCGAAACATAGGATCTGATCGACGCTTCTCGCGGAGCTTCTCTGTCAACTTTGCGCGATGAACTTTTCCGTACTTTCTGGCCCACGCTCTTGCTTTCTCGCGATTCGCGGCGCGGTACTCGTTCTTTTGTTTCTTCAGATGCTCGGCGTTTTCCTTTTGGTACTTTTTGTGAAGCTCACGAATCTTGTCCCTGTTGTTCGCGTAATATCCCCTAGCCGCTGCTTTGTAATACTCCGCATTCTTGAGATACTTCTCAGCCTGCTTCACGCGGATTTTCTCAGCGTTGTCGGCTGTGTACTTGGCCAACCTCTCCTTATCAGCGGCCATCTTCTCGGCGAAACGCTCGGGCGTTAGCCACTGATACCGCTTGTTTCCCTGCGGATCTTTCCAGGTGTAACCCCAGCAGACCATTCCATCCGATTCGCGTACGTCGCCACGTTTTGGTTCGTCTTGCTCCATGCGATGTAAAAATAGACGCATCGACTGAACATGGCAACAAAAAATCCGCAAGCCTTTCGACCTGCGGATTCTCGCGTATTTACTGGGCTTTTCAGCTACAAATGATCTGAGACAAAGCTCCGGTGCAACGACGGAAGATGATAGTCATTCCTTGATTGGTGAACACTGGCTCCACGGCATGAACGAACTCAGCGTAGTGCTGACCCTTCTTCTCCAGAGGATCGGCGCAATCCACATCGAGCTTGTAGGCACCAGTCACCCACTGCCATTCGCCCATGTAGTTGGTCGGCTGCCAGCTCAAGTCGCCAACACGGTTCACCGGGCGAACGATATGGCTCTTGATGACGTACGGAGTCGGGATGAACGCACCTTCGTACAAGGCGGTCGTCCAGCTCGGGTTAACGCTGAACACAGTACCCTTCGTTCCGCTGGTGCTGGTGAAGGGCTGGATGAGCGTGTACTTGCCGCCAGCGTAGCTGAAGCGGGGCGGGAACAGGTTCGGGATATGGCGGAAGTTCTTGATGACCCGATTCGCGCCAATCCGCTTGAGCAGCTCAGCACCCGGACCAGAACCCATATCGGCAAAGCGCAGATCCTCGCGCAGCGCGGCGTTGTTCTGAGCGATGCGCTGGCTGGCCTCCATGCCGATGTACAACGGAAACACCGGACCGTCGCTGGAGAAGCTGATGAAACCAGAGCTATCAGGATTCGTCGCGCCATTGCGGATCAGCGTGGCGGCGGCAACATCGAGCATCTCCTGCGTCAGCTCGGAGGTGGCCTGATTCAAAGCCTGACCAACGGAGCCGGTCTGAATCCAGGGCAACTCGTTCACACCGCTCGGAATCGTCTCCACCTGAGTGAAGGACGAGTCGGCCACCGCCTTGATGGCGTACTTGGCGAACATGTTCTGGTAGCGAGTCTCCCACGAACGCTGCGCGCGGATCGAGAGCTTCTCAAGATACACACGCAAGAACGCCTCGACGCGATGATCAAAGGTCAGATCATCCTTACACAGGAGCGGACCTTTGAGAGCGAAACGCTCAGGCCCCCAGGTGACAGCGTTGTAGCCGACCGGAACGTCATTGTAGGTGACATCGCAAGCACCACCGTTATCGCCGGGATTACCGCTGGCGAGGGTGATAGCAGACCACTCCTCAGCCGCAGTCGGCTCGATGGAAGTGGTGGTGAACGAGGTCTGGGTCAGACCCGTACCCTGAGGATACTCGCCGCGCTCAATGAGGTTGAGCCACATCGAACGGTACGAGGCGCGTTTGTAAACGTCCTGCGCGAGCGACTCAGTCGCAACGGCAAAGGCGTTAAAGACATTGGGACAAGACATATTCTAACAAAATTAAACCGACGTTAAACCGCCATTCCGTAGGCCATCTATTCCACCACACAGTGGATGATTATCCTACCTTCTCACCGATGCGGAGCGTCATTGCCGCTTAGACAGTTTTGCGATGGCTGACCAAGCCGCCGCCTTGCTTAAGGTCGATGAGCGGACTGACGCATATGAATGGCCGCAATGTCAATCAGAATAGTGGATGATCGGGAATCTCGTCCGTTAGTTCCGACTGCTCCGCCATGTAGCTCTTGTACCCGCAGAGTAGGCCAAGTTTATGTGGCTGGATGATCTGCTCTCTGGCGATGAAGCCTCTGAATGTGTACGGACCGGGGAAACTTCCGGTCATTAGAGCGTAGAAATCCACTCCGTCTGTCTTCTTCCCCTTGCGCGCATCGACCAGCAGCTTTCCAGTCTCGTACTTGGTCGTTTTGACATCGATGCGGAATCCCGGCGGAGGCGGGATGACCGCGTCGTAAAGCGGATGTGGAGGCTCGCGGTCGGTATCCAGATCGGGATACACATTGAAGAGCTTGCAGAACGCTATCTCACCGCACATTCCCTCCAGATCCACAGTCGCAGCGTCGTCCAAGCTGATCTTCAGATTTGTCACGTTGAACGAGCGATTGCTGCCGTTTCGATTCTTGGCGATGAAGTGGGCCAACTTCCTCTCGGCGGCGGTTAAAGAGACAGTTTGACCAATTTTGATTTTGTTTAGCATGGTCAAAAAGTCGGAAAATTTTTGAGGGGGGTATCGTAAACGAAGCCCACCCGCAAAGGGGGTGCCAGGTTCCCCCTCATAATTTGTGCCAATCCTAGGAAAAACAATCCTTTTTTATCATTAGTCAACCTTATCCTGTCCATTAGTCGCCTAGCGTCGCACAATCACTGTTATGTTCACTCTTTCGGCTGTTCGCTTGTGACGTTCAATTCAACCGATCGGTCAGGCATTGAACCGAGTAAATTGATTGAAACGCTGGCTTGCTCTCCCGTTTCGCTCCAGCCGAATGTCAGCGCGCTACGTTTCGCAACACTTGCAAGGATCGTTTCGCGCAATCCTTCATCCTTCAATCCTTCCAAGTCATACGTTTCGATCCTTTCCAAGGTGCTGGCAGCATCTGCGGCGAGCTTGCTTCGAACCAAAGCGGAGAGAGCTTCTAAGCTCTTTTCTGTCTTTACAGAAATTTCAGAAGGAAATTCAGCTTTCATCTCCTTTCTTACTTTCGTGACACCCTCAAGGCTAGCACGTTTGCAAAGTGTCGTTTTGTTCACCTTTAACTTGTCTGCAATTGCGTCCCATTCCATTCCCGCAAGGTACAGGCTACAGGCTTTCTGCCAGACTTCCTTCGGCATTCTCATTTCCGACACCGTACGGACTGGCAAGGAATCCCGCAAGGAATCGGATTTCTAGATCTAGACACTGTCTAGTTGCCCTCCGTTTTCCCTCGTTTTCCTAAGGAAATCCCCTCGTTTTCCCTTCCATTAAAACTTTTTCAAACTTTTTCTTTGACGTTTTCCACCCTCCACCCTAGTCTGTCCTCACCAATGAAATCCGCGCTTCAAAAACTCCTCTCCTTCCTTGCCATTGCCATTGCCTACGTTGCCTTGGGCTTCGCCTTTTTCTTCGTTTTCTTCGCTTCCCAGTTCTAACCCTCAATCCAAAATCCCATGAATTTAATCCAAACCGCCAGAAAACATATCGGCAACGGTGCAGCGATGGAATCATCGGCCCGCCTCAACCTTGCCGATGCAATTCGCCATCATGACGAAGGAAACTACCAAAGAGCTTATTTCTACGCTCTCAAGTCTCTCGGTTATTCCATCGGCATCATGCATCCAGACTATCGGAAAGCGTGGGCAACGGTTCACGGTTCAGAACCGTCCAGACTTGTTACCGCGCTGGACTACATCGAAGCAACGGAAGGCGACGAAGGAAACTATCTGGCTTGAATGCCGAACAACTGGCTTTCGGAAACGGAAGCCAGCATTCGTCAGTCAAAATCCAATCAATCCAAAATCCAATGAAGCCAGTCTGCTACCTCGCCCCGCAATCGAAACTCCGCCGAACCTATCGGGGAATCAATCAATCGTCCCATTACGTTTCCGGCAATTCTCCGGAGCCGGTCAAGGCATGGGCGAAGTCTTTAGAGCCGGGGCAGTTGCACGTTGAATTGTTCAACGGCGAAGTCTTAACCGTTCCGACCGGCAAGGGGTTTATTCTTTCCGTTCGCGAAGTCGAAACTCCGGCAATCCTTGCGCGCTAATCCCATCCCATCCCATCCCATCCCATGAACATCACGAAAAACACACTTGGAAAGACTCACGTTTCCCGTTCCTATCCTTGGGGACTTCATCCCCGGAACGGCCATCGGCTCCTTTGCTCTGATGGCGTCATTCGTGCCGCTGAAATGGCCGAAACTGCGGACACATATTTCAGCATCCCCGCTTCGGTTCGAATCAACGGGAAGCGCATTTCAGGTTACGCAACATGTGAGCGTGACGCGAAATGCCAGCATGAAGTCTGGGCATTTCGGCACCACACGAATCAGGATGCCCCGCTTCCGAAATGGCCGTCCTCGCATGAACCAGAGCATGAAGTTCTGATTTCCAAGGCCGTCGCCTGATTCCCCGCGCGAGGTTATGGGAAACCGTAGCCTCCGGCGGGTAATCAAGCCCGAATCAAAAGCATAAAATCCCATGAAGCAAACCATTACCGAGTACCAATTCATCGAAGCATTCCGCCACGCTGGCCGCGAAACTCAATTCAGCGTCAACGCTCGTCGCGCCTTATTCGCGCATTTGGAAGACTACGAAAAGTCAACCTGCTTTGAACTTGAACTTGACCCAATCGGCATTTGCTGCGAATTCGCCGAACATCCCTCAGCAATCTCCGCGTCCAAGGAATATGGCCAGAATTTCGACAATGAATCCGACGCGATTGACTGGTTACGGGAGCAAACCCAAGTCGTCGAATTCCAAAGCGGAATCGTCATTCAGTTGTTCTAACCTATCCCCGCGCATCCATGAAACCCATCGAATTTGAATTGCTTACGGCATTAGAAGATGCGGAGTTTTTGCTCCGCAAGGTATCAATCAATCCGCGAGAGATAGTCTTCATGTTAGATAGTCTTAAACGCTGCGCGGCTGACGCGCGCGAGATAATCGAGAGAGCGAAGCGGACAGAATGACCTATCCTACGCGCGCACCCATGAAAGCCACAGCAATCATCCGCGACATGTCCGACCAATTTTGGAATGGTTTTGGCGATTCCATTCCCGCGTTTCTAAGTCGGTCGGCTCTTTCTCAATTTCAGCGTGTCGAAATTTTGACGCATGAAATGCCGCGCAATGTCTCGCTCAAAATCGGCAACGGATCATTCCGGGACAAGGTCGAATGGAATCAGCTTTTCCGCGATTCACGCGACAAAATCAGCGCGACAATTGAGCCGCGCAAAGGCTACAAGCTAATTACCTTCGAATTGAGCCGCTAATTCCCCGCGCATCCATGAACTACTACGTCATGCAAACCTCTCTCGCGAGAGGCTCGAAACCTCAGCTTGTGCATTGGGCGAAAACCCAAGATGACGCTATCGCCTATGCGCGCCAGCAATTAGACCTTTGGCGCGAGACTGGCGTTGCCAATCCTCCGCGTTACACGGTCCACTATTCAGGCCAGACAACCTTGCAACCTCTTTGGGACAGTCTGGACTGATTAGATCGACCCATCCTACGCGCGCCACCGGGCAACTGGTGACGCGAAAGGGTAGGCCACCTATCCGCAACCAATCCGAATCCATGAACAAAAACGAAGTCCTAATCCAACTCCCCGCCGATCCTCAGTATTGGGGCAGCACCGCCAACGAGGTTGACGATTTGCCAAACATCCTCGACCGGATGGAATCCATGATCCGCGCTGAATTCGGCGCGCGCCTTGACCTTGCTTTCGAGCGGACGCAAACCCCACGCGGCGGAGGCGTTCATTCCATCCACGAAGACTCCGCGCAGGAAGTCTGGAATTGGATTGCCGACAACTGGACTGCCGCTCTTTAAAACCCTACGCGCGCGAAATTATGAGATACAAAATCCAATTAGAAACGCCAAACGGCTGGTCAAACCTCCGCGAATCGAGCGACGGCGGACCTTATAAAACCTGCTTCTACCCGACGCGCATGGATGCCGTCGGCGCAGTTGAGGAATTCGCAGAACTATTGGAATCCACTCGCATCGTCCCCGCAAACGTCCCCGAAACCGAAAACATCTACGCATGAACAACCAAGAGCCGAACAAAGGAATGAGCGTTGAAGAAGCAAAGCTGTACCTCGAAAAGAGACAGGAAGAAACCTGCCTTGGTTATTCTTGGGCGCAAATTGCAGCAATGCAAAGGAGCGGAAAGCTCAAATTGAATCCCGCGAAAGCTAGAGCAAAAGGAAGGCCGTGTATCCGTTGCGGAAAGCCAAGCGGAAGCGTTGGGCTAATTCCCCAATGCAAACGTTGTTTGAAGAGCCACTAGAAAACTACCGCGCGCGAAATTATGAATCCATTAAACCAATTCACCCCCGGACCTTGGCGTCTTGGACTTCAGCCCGGACCAATCATTTACGGACCGCTTGGTGAGCAGATAGCTGGACTTCGTGGCTCATCGTTAGGATACGAAGAAACCGTGGCCAATGCTCGCCTTATCGCCGCAGCCCCGGATCTTCTCCTCGCGCTTGAACGACTGGTTCACCCAATGGCCGACGATGAGGATCTAAGCTATGCGCGCGATTGTATCGCCAACGCGAGAGGGAAATGAGCATGAGTACGATTGAGATTTTATGCGAGATGGTGCGCCTGCATGATCTTGGCATCAGACCGCAGGTTGTGCGCGGAATGTGGCGCGAGGAGCAGGAATGGGGGTTTGCGATTGAGCAGGCTCGCCAGCGTGTGAGCGAGTGGAACAAACTCATCGAGGAACTTAAATCGAACGAATAAACCGTCAGAACGCATCAAATCATGCATCCACTCCTTCTATCCGCTCTCATCCAGATCGAATCCGGCGGCAACGACCTAGCCAAAGGCCGTCATGGCGAGCTTGGCGCGTTGCAAATCCGCGCAATCCTCGTGCGCGACGTGAACCGAATCATGGGAACACACTACGTTCACTCGCAGGTAACCAACCGCGCAACCGCGACGTTTATCGCCAACGCCTATCTCAGCCACTACGGCAAAAACCTCAGCGACGAATCTTTAGCTCGCATCTGGCAAGGTGGGCCAAAAGGAGCTAAGAAATCCTCCACGCGCGCCTATGGCCGACGGGTCATGCGCGAACTTCACCGGCAGCAGGATATTTCACTCGCAGGTACAAACGAAACTCGCAGGTAAAAATATGAAACTAACCATTCAGTCAAAAGCCAACGCCCAAACGATCATCGACCTGTTCAATGCAATCATCAACGGCGAGGTGCAGGAACACGGCGCGCAACCGCTGAGCATCTACGACGACGACAAGCACATCTGCTCAATCGTCGCAGCGAACGGAGAGCAGATTCTCGAACTGATCATCGAGCGTGAGGACGGGGACAGGATCATGCCGCGCTTTGAGGGAAACCCTGACTTGGAGACGCTATGATCGACCGCGAAACATTTTACCAAAGCCTTTCCGAAACAGCCCTTGTTCAGGCTAGCACCATGCCGCTTAAGGAACTGATCGAAAAACTCGAATCACTCGCGTACCTGATGCATTCGCCCGTACTTCGCGAGGCCGCGAACCGACTTCGCAACGCATCCTGCGCGGCGACTATCCTTGAGGACTCGCTTTTCTACGCGCGGATGTACCGCGACACGACGGCGGACGGCGACAATCGCCGCAGAATGCTCATCGACGATGCGGAGACGGTCGTTTCCCTGATCCGAACCGGAGGATGCGAATGAGATGCGACTACGATCCGTTTGAACTCCTCACCGGCACCGAGTATCGCGTCTGCAAGCTCATCGCAGAGCGGCAGATGCAGGGCATTGAGAAGTACGGCACGACCGTGCAGGCCAATCCGCTGACCCTTCGCGACTGGTTGCAGCATGCGCTGGAGGAGTCGCTCGACCATGCCATCTATCTGCAGCGAGCGATTGAGGAATTGGATAAACAGGAAGGAAAGGTAGGCCAATGAGCCGCAATCTCTTCGCGCCGACGCGCTACAAGGTCCAGATCAGCGGCGCGATTGGCTGGGCCGACCTGAAGCAGCGGACGGTCAGTTACGAGACGGTTATCTTCGCCACGCGCAAGGAGGCGGAGCAAGCGGCCAAAGACCTCAACCCCAACGAGTACACGCAAGGAAGACTTCGCGTCGTGCCGAAGGACATGCCCGAGGATTACGATGTTTATCCCATACCTGAGCGGACGAAGGCTAACCCATGAGAAGAACTATCCGAGAACTTCTGTCCGATATCGACCCAGACCTCCTGCTGATGGACGGCTTCGACGACTGCATCATCGGAGTCTGCGAATCGTTCGGCGGCATTCCGGTCGTCGCCTACGACTACGAAAAGGTCATCGCCAATCTGGAGTCGCAGGGCATGACCTACGAGGAAGCGGTCGAGTACCACGAGTTCAACCAACTCGGAGCATACGTTGGCGAGCGAACTCCAGTCTTTATCCATCGTATCGAAAATTCCGTCTAACTTCTCCTCCGTCTAACCGTAGGCCAATCAAGCGCATCCAAAACCATGTCCTTTCACCGATTCGATTCTAGCGTCGCGAAAACCCCGTCCGCTACCGACACATCACCCGACAATCAAAACGCGCCAGCGAGGCGTTTAGAGCGTTTGAACGCTATGTCGATGGGTCGATTGAGCGGCGTTTTCTCTTCCGTTTCATCCGAACCGTTTGCGACACCGCCGTTCAAGGCGGGGAGCGAAGCAAAACGGTTTCGTGATGAAACCCTTACCTCCTTGGTTTTTTAATACCAAGGAGGGTTTCATTTTAGTGAAATAGCTAACAGCGCAAGCTAACCGAGAAGTGCAGGAAACGAACCGTGAATTTAGAAAACGAAAAACATGGTGTTGACAAGAGGATGATCTAACCGCAGACTAGAGTTCGTTATGAGCTTTCTACCAACGGGGAAGACCCCCAGAACAATGTTCAGCGAGATGCCGCCGAAGACGCACGACGTTGACACGGCGAAGTCTGAAGTACTGGCCTACATCTGCCAGGAGATGTCCTGCGACATGTCCAAGGCGGTTCGGCTCTTCAACTCGATGCGCCATCCGAAGTGTCGGGTGCTGGTCTTCGATAAGATCGAGCGGCAATGGAAGGGCTGTTCGTTCAGACCGAGCGATGCGGAGACAAGCGAGCTTTCGATCCTGCGTGAGCATCGGTCTTTGGAGCGGCAGGTTGCTGCGGTTCGATCCGAGCTTCGAAGGTTGGCCAAGGAGGTCGAGGCGTTGGCGAAGAGCAGCAAGTCAAAGCGGAAGGGTAAGAAGACTTCCGAGGAGGAAACTCCCGCTGAAGAGCCAACTGCCAACGATGGTGAGGACGACATCGATGAGATGAAGAAGCTCCTGAACGAAGTAATCGCCTAAATCTAACTCCTATGGAAACCACTGAATTTGCAACGAAAGAGAAGCTGGAGACAGTCACCGCAGTCCTTCAGAAAGTCCTGAAGCGCATTGAAAGCGGCGAGGCGATGAATCAGGAGCGAGATTCGAAAATCGCGTTCCTTTTGGAATCTTCAAAATCGAAGTCCTCATCGCAAGACTTCATTCCGCAGCCGCCAAAGAAGCCGATCAACCCGAATGCCGAGACGTATACACTGGAGCTAGGCCACGGGCCGTACACGATCCATCGTGACGATGGGGAATCTGATCGAGATTGGGATGGCCGAAAGAAGCACCTGATGAATCAGCGTGTCGGTTTTCTCAACTCAAGTGGCGTCAGCGGAACACCGGAGCAGGAAGCCTACCTCAAAGAAATCTACGACAGGCTAACGGCGCATGCTCGTTGAAAAAATCTTCAACTCACCGTTGACACGACTCCAGACAACTGCGACGCTACGTCCGCAACGATGACCAATTTTTGGCAACCGGAAATAGAGAGCAGGGAGAGCCTGCTACGGGGTTTTTGGATTTTCACCCTTGATTAACATCCAGTTGCCAACCCCCTTTGATGAAAGTCTACACCGCCAAAGACACGGCAAAGATGCTGCAAATCTGCACCGAGACGCTTCGTCGTATCGTTCGCACCGATGGCATCCAGCACCGAAGAATTGGCCGACGCATTTTGTTCACGGAAGCCGACATAGCGGCGATTCTTGAGAGTCGAGCAATGACCGGAGCCGTGAATCCCTACGCACCGAGAAAACAAAAACAACAAACCGAGAACACAAATGAGCAGCAGCAGCAACATAGTTCCAGTGACAACAACGCAATCCCTGAGTCCGGCCAGTCCTGACTTTTACGACCGCATCGATAGTCCGATGGATGCGGTGAAGACGATGGGCGACTGGATCGCACACTCTGGAATGTTTGGGTGTGTGAAGCCTGAGCAGGGATATGTCCTTGCTCTGGAGTGCATTGCCAGCCGGATGACTCCGCTTTCATGGAAGCGCGAGAATCATTTGATCAATGGCAACATCACGATGAAGAGCGAGTCTATGCTCTCAGGCCTGATGAATGCGGGGTGGGACATTGACTGGATTCAGTTCGATGCGGTGGCGGCGATTGCCGACTTCAGCAAGGGAATCAAGAAGGTCCGCGTATCATTCACCGCAGATGATGCGAAGCAGGCTGGGCTAATCCCCGCAAAGCCTGGAAGTGGATGGGCGAAGTTCCCGGCTGAGATGCTGAGAGCGAGGGTTATCAGCAAGGCGACGCGCATGCTCGATCCTCGAATCACGCAGGGTCGATTTACGCCTGAGGAAGTGGCCGACTTCAATACGCCATCAACACCCACCTCGACGACTCCGATGCGCCAGACGGTCAATGTGACGCCGGAATCGGCATTCTCGTTGATCGACAAGCTTGAGCAGATTCTCGAACCGCACAGCGACATCGCCAATGCGTTCCTGCTCTCGAAGAACTTGATCAAGGAAGGTCAGAACTTCCGCGATGTCTCGACCAAGGTGGCCAACATGATCGTGTCCGATCCTGATGGCTTCATCTCCAAGGCTAAGGCGTTCTCAGCCCCCACACTCGAATGAGTATTCTAAACCAACACATTAATTTTGACATGCCGGCTGAGAAGTATCACGCCGTTGATGCGCTGAGCAAAAGCATGATGACCAAGATCCTCAAGAGTCCGGCGCACTACAAAGCGGCGCTGGAGGAACACCAGGAGCCGAGCAAGGCGATGCAGCTTGGCACTGCGATTCACACCGCTGTTCTCGAACCGCACCTGTACTCGCAGGTCGTCGCTGTCATTCCGCCGGATATCGACGCGAGGAACAAGGAAGGCAAGGCGTGGAAGGAGGCGCATAAGAGTCGTATCCACATGACTCATGCCGAGGACATCGATGTGCAGGGTGTTGCGAACAGCGTCCGCCGCCATCCGTTCTGGGACATCATTCATCTCAACCACAAGATCGAAGCGAGCATCTTCGCCGAGGATGAGGAAACTGGCCTACCCCTTAAAGCGCGCCCCGATCTGTGGGTCGAGGATCATACGCTTGTTGATGTGAAGACGACCGACGATGCCTCGCCGGAGGCGTTCACACGCACCATCACCTCGTTCGGCTACCACATTCAGGCCGCGCATTATCTGGAGATTGCGCAAGCCGAGAACTTCGTCTTCGTGGCCGTCGAGCGTAAGGCACCGTATGCAGTCGGCATCTACAAGCTGGACGCCGAATGGCTTCAGGCCGGTGCGAACCTGCGTCGCAAAGCCATCACGCTGCTCCACGAATGCAAAGCATTGGACAGTTGGCCAGCCTATCCAACTGCCGTACAAACCCTTTCTTGCCCAAAGTGGGTCTTGAATAAGTCAGAGAGCTAAAACCAAAATCGAAACCTAACAATTATGTTCCAAGTAAACCGTAAGGATGCCGGAGGCCGATACATCGATGCCGAAGGCGAGTACACTGTATCCGTCACCAAAGTTGAGGAGAACCTCGATCCAAAGGGCCGCGAGGTCTGCAAGGTGACGTTCACGACTGGCGACGGTGCCAGCATCACCGACCGTTTCCTCAATCAGGAAAACACTTGGTTCCGCGTGAACCAGCTTGTCGCCGCCACCAACCACAACGTGCCGGACGGTACGCAGGTTGACTTCCTCGGTGTGAAGGGCAGCTACGCGAACTTCCTCAAGTCGATGATCGGTCTGGATCTGGTCATCACGACTCGATTCGAAGAATACGAGTACAACGGCGAGCGGAAGAAGACTCTTCGCCTCAAAGGCATGAAGGCTGTCGCCCCGGTTGCCAGCGATACCGAGGAGAAGCCGTTCTAAGCATCCCAAGCACGGAGGGGAGCGCATTCCGCGATAACGCTCGCAATCAACCTAAGAATTCAAATTCGTATCCATGAGAACCAGACTTGTAGCTATCACCAAACCCCTTGTCGGCGACGGAACAATGACCGCGTCCGACTTCATCACGTTCGCCGCCCGTGTCAGCAATCCATCGAACCAGATGAGCCTGCTCACCGCACCGAAGTTGTTGGCCTACTGCATCAAGCACGGCCATTGGAGCATCTTCGAGCAGGCCAGCATGACCGTCGAGATTCAGACCAGCCGCGCCATCTCCGCTCAAATTCTCAGACATCGCAGCTTCTGCTTTCAGGAGTTTAGCCAACGCTATGCGCCAAGCGACGCAGCGGAGCCGGTCGAACTTCGCACTCAGGACCGTGTTAACCGCCAGGGAAGCGGCGAAAAATTCCCGCAGGAGTGGGCCATTGAATGCGTCGCCAAGTCGGTCGATCTGGCGTTCAGGACGTATCGAACGCTGCTTCAGGAGGGTGTGAGCCGCGAGACAGCGCGAATGGTCCTGCCGCTCTGTACACAGACGACTCTGTACATGACCGGCAACATCCGATCATGGATTCACTACTTCGAGCAGCGGTGTGCGAAAGGAACTCAGAAAGAGCATCGCGACATCGCCATCCAGATCCGCGACGAAATCTTCGCCAAGGAATTCGCGGTCATTCACGAAGCCATTACGAGCGAGGCCAAATGAACACCCCCAAACCCAAACGTCCCACCCCCAAGATCTTTGTCGTCTCAGACGACACGCACAAGCGGCTGAAGGACTACGCAACCAAGAAGGGCTACAAGCTACAGTTTGTGGCCGACGAAGCGGTGGCGGAATACCTCAAGCGAAAGGAGCAACAATGAGCAAGCAAACCAAAGACCAAGAGCAGGAATACCGTCTGACATTCAGGGGGCTTCTTGACCTTTATCTGCCATACAAGACCTCTGATGAAATCTACAACGCAATCGAACTATCCTGCCGTCGCAACGGCTGGGGAATTGCAATCAACGAAGAGAACAAACTGGATTTCGTGCAGATGCGACAAGTGGAGGACAAACAATGAACATCGAACAAACCAAAGAAGCCATCCACGTCATGCAGGCGTTTGTGGATGGGAAGGAAGTGCAATGTTTAGCGCATAACAAAGAATGGATTACAACAGATCAACCGGCTTGGAATTTTCCATCCTACATCTACCGCATCAAACCCACTGCAAAGTTTCGCCCGTGGACTGCGGATGAGGTGCCGCTAGGGGCGTGGATGAGATTCAAGCGCAACCCGCAGGACCGAGTTCTCCTCGGCTGGGTATCGGTGCAAGCCGACAGGGATTTGTGGCTGGATGAGCGAGAGTACAGCACCGACGGCGGTGTGACTTGGAAACCCTGTGGGGTCGTGGAGGAATCGAAATGAACAACCAGATCAACGACGGAGGACCGGCGTTTCCTAACGTCCCACCCGATTCACAATATTCAGACTGGGACAAAGGCATGACCCTCCGCGACTACTTCGCAGCGGCGGCGTTGCAGGGTATGATGGCG